AGAACCAATACTAACGCTAACTTTAGGACTATTATTTGAACTAACTGTTGCCATTTTCTCTCCTATCTTGTAACTTCTGGTGTTACTGTTATAATTCCTTCGACGACTCTAAGCGTTTCTGCAGGACTTGTTGCTGTGATCTCACAATCATATACAAATCTTCCTGCTTTTAACGCAGAGGTTTGTGTTGCAGTTAATGATAAAGTTATTTTTCCTTCAGCATCTACTTTAGCTGTTGTAAAATCTACTTTCGTTGTGGCTTCATAAGTTTTCCTTATTTGTGCCCCAACTGTATAATTGGCTAAATCTTTTGCTGTACCGTCATCATTTGTTACATTTAATATTAGTTCAAATGTGGTACCCTGATCAATAACTATGTTGTTTATCGTTGCCATAACTGCTAATACTCTCTTTCTCTTATTTATAAATAAAAGACATTACAATTGGAAATTAAGTGAAAACTATTTTGACATTAAAATATGGTGATAAATACACATCCGATGATGTAAACTCCATATATGAACATACCGAAGGCAAATATAATTATGTTTGCGTAACAGACGATCCAAAAGGTTTAAACCCTCATATAGGCATTATTTATATGGAACATGAACCAGATGGTAACATGGAAAAATTAAAATTATTTCAATTTAATTTTGGTGGTCCAATACTTTATCTAGATTTAGACATAAGAATACAAAAACCAATAGATCATTTGTTTGATTATTGTAGAAACAATCCTGTTATATGCTACACTTGGTGGAAAGAAAGAAAAGATAAAATGCCTATAGGAGAGTATCCTTATAGAGATAAATTTCCATTAAGTAATTATAATTCTAGTGTAATGTTATGGAACGATGCCACACATATTTGGGATCATTACAATAAAAGTCCAGAAGAATATATAGTTAAATATCCATATGGAGATGATACTTTTTTATACCATGAAGGATTTACATTTGAACATTTTCCTAATAACGAGATTTATTCTTACTTATTTACAAAAAGAAAATATAGACCTGAATATACTATATGTTTATTAAATGGTCTAGATCAACACCCGGAGATTGCAAAAGAATATGATGAACTTTGTATGCATCAAGTGGGGCACTAAATACGAACCACACTATGTTAACAATCTGTATCGTATGGTACAGGAAAACTATCATAATGAATTCACTTTCACATGTTATACAGATGACAAAGAAGGTTTGGAATGTGATACTGTAGATATACCTGTAATAGATCCTTTACATCCTAAATATTGGTTTGGAAAAGAAAATTACTGTTGGGATAGATCTAAATTTTTAGTTTTCAACTCTCACAATTGGTTAGGGTATGAAGGCAAATGGTGTTATTTCGATTTAGATGTAATATTACATGGTGATATAACAGACTTAGATGAACTAGCACAGAAACCTAGATTAATTCATTCACGTTGGGACGACCCTAGACACATAGACGATAGATTTTTTATTGAAGTAAGAGGAACATTCTTTAACTCTAGTATGATGTGTTGGGAGAATGACCAATGTGAACATATATTCTGGGACGTAATGGATAGTGATGAGAAAGTATTTAAAACATTTTTTAAAGGCTCAGATAATTATCACTATTGGAGACAAAGAGACTTTTGGAACAATATACCTTTTGAATGGGTCTACTCCTACAATAGGGGGCAGGAATTTCCAAGTGATTTAGAGGCACATAAATATAGAGAAGAATGTAAAATTTGTCTTTTTAATGTGGATTCAAACCCACACCCTTTAAAGGGAAAGCAAATAAAAATAGATGAATTAGAAGATGAGACATTATTGAGATTTTGGAATGGTAACACTGGTAGCAAATCAGCTAGACAATAATTATAGTCAAACACAAATAAATGCTTTTTATACTCAGGCGAAAAAACTGATTGAAGAGCCGTTTGACTTTTGGGTATTCACTACCCAGCAAGAGATGGATGTTATTAATAAGACTATGAAGAAAGAGGGCTTTATAGATAACATTCAATTTCATGTTCCTAAGTATGGTAAGGATTGGATTGAAATAGATTTGATGGAGAGAACAAAGCCTGGTGAGTCCTTACTGTTTATCACTCCTAACGTTATACTGAATAACATAAGCGTCATAGAGACTTATAAGACCAACCGCAAATTATTGCTGGAAGACGGTAATCTATGTTATGTATTATACCACAATAGTAAAGTGGAAAAAATATTAAAAGAATGGAATAAAAATGAAGATGATTTATTATATAACTTTGATGTATTTAGTGAAAAGTTTTTAATAGATGAGGGAGACATACCTTTTATACAAAATGCTACTGCTTCATATCCTGAAACTACAGATGAGGATATTGTTGCATTACCATATTGGTATGAAGACTACACACCAGAACAGGTTGACAAAATGTATAACAAAGCAACAGATTTATATCCGTATTTACCTGAAAGAGTACAATTTGAATTATCTAATGGACAAGAGTATTTAACACTAGATCAAGTTAGAGAATCGTTTTGTCAGGACTTTATGGAAAAGGCACATCTAAAAAGAATTAAGTTTAAAGGTTTAGGTGGAGATTCAACAGGCAATCCAGAGATGTTTGATATAGCTCATTACTTTATGAAGGAATGGGGTATTGGTGTTGATATGGATACAACAGGTATTAACCACGATTCTATATGGTGGAATAATGTTGGTATGCTATTTAAAGAAACAGGTAATATAACATTTAATATTAATACAGGCAATCCAGATAAAAAAATATTTGAAAACGCAAAAGCACTAATTGCCACAGGTTGTAGAGTGTTTTGGTCTTATACTCATACAAGACAATTAGATAATGATATACAAAAAGCAAAGAAACTATGTAAACAATATGGGTTCACAGGTTTTGTATATGTAGATGAGGTACCTGAAGAAGTGATACCTAAGAAAAAAGTAGTTAAACAAGAGTTGCCTGACTATAAACTAATAGAATTAGAAACTCTTGAAACTAGAAAAAAAGACGACACATATAAAGAACGAAAAATTAAATTTAGTCCGCATGTAAAATGTGAGGGTAAAGTTAATAATCAGTTTTATTTAAGTGCTAAAGGAAATGTTTTCCCATGTAAACATGTTGCTTTAACTATTGAAACAGCAGAAACATCTCCGGAACACAAAACAGAGTTCTTATATGACTGGTCTAAAAACAATATAAATAACTATACATTAGAAGAGATATTTACTAATGATTTTTATAAGGGTTATTTTAATAACTTATTAAAATTAAATCCTAAAATTATACATGATGAACAAGGTGGAGTATGTTAAAAATAAAAAATGGAATTGTGATCGAAGGTACTTTTGATAAACCAGAACTACATTTAGATATGAGAAAGTTTGTTAAAAGAGTAGCAAAAGAAGAATTTTCAACAATAATTATTCATTCGGAATTAGATAATTTCGAAGATAGATGTATCGCTGTAACCGGTTGGTTAGCAGACGCAGGTTTGCAATACGGTGATAATTATGTAATAGCAAGGGCAGGTTATGAGAGTTAATGTAGTTTGTTCTAAATGGGGAACAAGATATGGTCCTCATTTTGTAAACAGATTAAAAAATATGGCAAGAAGAAATTGTGATGATAAACATGATTTCCATTTCTATTGTTATACTGATGATGCTGAAGGTTTAGATGAAGATGTAAAAGTAATACCTTTTCCAGATATACCTAATATACATCCTAAGTATTGGTTTGGTGGAGAAGATTTTAAATATGGAATGGCAAGGTGTTGGGATAGACCTAAAACAATGGTTTTCAATACTCATAATTTTGCAGAAGATAAACCAACAGGTAGATTTATATTCTTTGATTTAGATATAATAATACAAAATAATATAGAGCCTTTACTGACCTATAATATGGAAAGACCAACTAAGTTAAGAAGTTGGTGGCAAGACCCGCGCCCAATGAAGACGCGGAGATTTAAATTATCACATGGAGCATATACTAATGGCAGTTGTCAAGTATGGTCCGACGATCAAGCAGAATGTATTTGGGAAGATGTTTTAGAACATCAAGATAAAATATGGTTTACTTATACAGACGGAACAGACAATTATCACAGTTGGCGATGGGGAGATTTTGGTAAAAAATTGTGGGACCATTTCCCTTCCGATTATGCTTACTCATATAATAGAGGTCGTAGTTGGGACGATGATGATTTACAAACAGAAATATATAGAGATACACCAATCCTTTGTGTATTTAATATTGACTTATTACCACAACCTACACCTGATAGAGGTAAAGTAAAACAGAATGAATTGGTTGATCCACAATTATTAAAGCATTGGCAATGAACATTTATACAGTAAAATGGGGCAGTAAATATTCTGCTAAACATGTTAATCAAATATACGAATCTTGTAAAGAGTATATAACACAAGATTTTACATTTTACTGTCTGACAGAAAAAGAACAAGGATTGGATAAGGATGTTAATGTTATTCCTCTTCCAGCAGATAACAAATTAGAAAAATGGTGGAACAAAATGTATCTGTTTGATGATAATATTGTTAGGCAAAAAGGAGAGAATCTTTTCTTTGATCTAGATATCATTATACAAAAGAACATAGATGATATAGCAAACTTTGATCCTGAAGATTGTCTATGTTTTGGTCAGACACATTGGCACGATTTAGAAACACAAAAAACAGATACAGAACATGTTCCTCACAGATATACAGACTTAAATTCTAGTATATTAAGATGGAACGATAACTTAGATAAAGAAAATATTACTCTTTATTTTAAAGCACACAAAGAAAAAATCTTATGGTACTATAGGGGATTAGATAACTTCTTTATGCACAAAGGTGTAGCAAGAATTAAATACTTTCCTTTAGGGTGGTTTTATAGTTATAACTATGGCTATATATTTCCACATGATGTAGAAACGCATGTATTCAGACAAATACCATATGTCTGTTTATTTGATTCAATGGGACGAAAAGAAGATGTTAAATTTTAACTTTTTAAATAGTATGAAATATTGGGGTGAAGGGCTCGCTAAAGTTGAACATGAAATGAAACATAAGCATGATGACTTTAGACAATGTTTAAATCCTAATACAATGGAAGCTGGTATTTGGCTAGTAGAAGAACTGCAAAAATCCTTAGAAGATTATATGAAAGACGAACAGTTTAAAATATTAATTTTAAATAGTTGGTTAGGGATACCTTTAGTTCCTTTACTATGTGAAAATTTATCAGTAGGAGAGCTACACTTAGTAGATATAGATCAGGAAGCTTTAGAACTGTCTAAAGTATTCCACAAACATTATATAGCAGAAGAATATATTAAAATTAATCACTGGAACTTAGATGTTCCGTTTGCTTTTGATGAATTAAATCAACTGAATGTAGATATAGTAATTACAATGGGAGCAGAACAGATGTACCCATTAAAAGAACTAACTACAGCAAATAAGCATGCAATGTTTGCCATTCAAAATTCTAATGTTATAGAAGAGATGTATGGTATTAATTGCGTGGATAGTGAAAAAGCATTAATAGAAAATGCAGGGTTGAAAGATACTTTTTATTCTGGCAAGGTAAAACAATTTTACTATGATTGGAATGGAAAGGTCTATTTTGAAAGGTTCATGGCAATTGGTACAAAGTAAAAGATTAAGAAGAGCACTACACGAGTCAACAGTTGATACTGCAATAGGCGCAATAATTATGTTCCCATTGAGTGTTGCAATTATCAAGGCATGCATTGACTACGCAGGCACCTCGGCTGAGATGGCTGCGTTTATAAATTTTTTGGGATTAACTGGTGTTGCTATTGTAAGAAAAGCATTAATCAGACTTAGATTTGAAAGTAAATATAATAATGATAAATAAATTCAAATGCTAAGAATCCTAATACTATAATAGCAAGTATCAAAAACATTTGAAAAGCTAACATTAATATCTGCGGAAAAAATCTTAGTGCAAGATATAGTAGTGTGATAAATCCAATTATCTCTAACATCTTTTTAACGGTCTCCATCCATGTCTTTCATATCCGATATCAGACTTTGTATGTCTGTACCATGGTTTTTCAAGTTCTAATTGGCCAGCAAGGAAGCTAATAAAATTAGAAGTATTGAAATCTCCACCACCTTGAATCTCTACTCTTTGATCTTCAAATAAAATATTGGTGTCGTCCATTGCATTTGTAATCTTATGCTTGCTTTCCCATATCTCAGATCTCATTTTTCTAAATTCGAAACCTTTGCCATTAAGTTTAGCCATTATCTGATTAGCGTCCATTCCTGGAACTTTGAGTTGTAAATGAAACTTCATTATGCCACCTCCAGTTTTGCTAGTCTTTCTTCTCTGTAATCTAGGGCACCTTCACCTAAGTAAATGTTGCCGTCGTCTGCTCTAAACAAAGTATCAAGACTTGCGCTTTGATCTTTTTGTTTTTGTATTAGTGAGAACTCTGCTTGTTCAAAAGTTATTGCACCAATTTGTACAAAGTCTAATAGCATGTCTGCGAATGGAACCTCACCATTTGATTTCCAAACTGTAAGACCATCTACTTGAGCTGTGTTCTCAAAGTTTTGTTCAACACTCTTGTCCCAAATATTACCATTTGGGTCTGCTCTAAGTTGGTCTGTAAAAAGAACATAACCTGTAAAAGTCTTGTTCTCATCGTGGATGCTGGCCATTCCGTATCTTTCTTTACGAACTGTTTCGCCTGCTATTGTTACTTCGTTATCTAATATCATTTAAAGTCCTCACTTTTTATTGTTTATGCGTACATTATGCACTCTGGCGAACCAGAAGTCAAGCGATTTATAGGGTTTTTTTGAAATCTTTTTTACTGTAAGAACAAGGGTTTAGGAG